CCAGTTGAATATGATTCAACCATTGCATTAGCAATTTCGAGTGTTGTAAATGATGTAGCATCTTCTATATCATAGAATTTTATAGCAACACCTTCTAAATCTGTGATGTTATAATTTTCACCTCTATCCAATAGAGTTAAAGACTCTATGTTATTACTATCGAATGTGTATGCAAATATAGCGCGCTGTGTAGGATCTACAGGTTCACCTACTACACCAGCTCTAAATGATCCTGAACCTGCAGGTGTTGAAGGTCGTAGTTCTATAGGAATAAAGATTTGATCTTCGATGCCAAATGTTTTTTCAGCACTTGCACTCCATAAACCACTTGCACCATCTGGAATACCACCACCATCGACTATTGTAATAACACCCGCCGTAGTTGTAAATGCAGAGCGCGGTAAAATTACATATCCGCCAGGACCTGGAGGAGAAGTGTTTTGCCAACCATATGCTACTGTGATATCCCACGTATCGTCAATATATTCATTAGTATAAGATGTTCCAAGAATAATTTTCTCTAATGTGATTGTAGCAGGAAGTGAACCAGATCCGCTATTTCCCCAACCAGAAGACTTGATACTTGTAATTCCAGTTTCTACTGTAGTAGTTGTTAAGCCATCTGAGAATGTTACAGCACCAGATGCACCTGTTGATATTGTAGATTCGCCTAACTTAATAGTTGTGCCACTTAAATATAAATCTCTAAATCGTTTTGTCGCTGTGCCCAAATCTTGTGTAATATCTGAATTTGGTACAATATTCCCCGGTACTTCTAGTGTACCATCTGATTGGAAATCCCATGTATGAGTATTACCAGCCAAAGACGTTTGTATTAAGAAATCTTTTTCATCTGCTGAAACAAAACCACATGTTGTACCGCCTTCAGGATTACCTAAAGTACTACCATCAGGAAGTCCAATACTGCCGGTATCATCGAGAGATAAAGCCATATCACCGGCTTGTAATGTAATCGTATAATCATTATGAAGCAATAAACCACCTGGAGATTGCCCATCAATCCAAGAATTTTGTGTACCACCAAGTAATGCTTGTGTTCCACCACCCGCTGTAGGCCAAGTCCAATCACCAGTAGAACCACCTCCACTTGCACCTTCACCGAATACAGTTGTCCATGGAATTGATTCCCAAATTGACGGTTGATTAAATCTAAAAGTCAATCCAGTAAATGCACCAATTGCACTACCAGCTGTATAGACAATATATAATTTTTGAGTAGTTGAATTTAATATTAGGTCGTTGACAACTCGTCCATATCCATCAGCACTAATAAACAATTTTGCTGGTTTTTCATCAACAACATATTGATCCATTAAATCTTGGTATGTAGTCACATTCCAATTAACACGAAGCACGTATTGACCTGCAGTTACAGTATAGATTATGCTATACGCAACACTCGTCGATGCTGGAAATGCTCCATCTAAAGTTAATATAATATTATCTCCAGATGAATTTACAGCAGTTATACCACGAGTAATTGTTCCATTGCTGATTTCCCATCCAACTTGTGGAATATGTAAACTAAGGTTTTTAATAAGTGTTACTGTAGTACCAGTTGAAGCACTAGCAGCAACTAAAGTATAAACAACAGTTCCTGCGGTATCTGTTACACCGGCAAATCCAGTAAATTGATCTTGTTGTACATAATCATCTTTACAAACATAAAGAAAATTATTATCAAAAGCCATATTGCCAGCTACGTGACCATCTGAACCCATGTCATTTGCAGGTGCACCAACGAAGATACCAAGATCTGGTCTATCAGTTAAATCATAGAAATCTCCGCTTGTCGCTACAGTGGCAAAAACAGGTTTATTAGATAAGTCTTGGTAATCACCAGTTTTTAATACATTACCACCTGAGATATTGATACCATTAGATGCTAAAGCTGCATAAATTTCATCGAAATTGGCTTTTATCTTTAATCCACCAGCACGAAGTGTATCGCCGGTTTTATCATTATTATTTGTGCCTACGTTAAGTATTTGTTTTGCCATGATTTTTCCTATTAAATTCTGTTATCTTGCATCCCACGTTGCCGTATTTTCGTCAAATCGTAAGATGTTGTTATCTAGTGAAATTGCTGAAGGTTCATACTGTGATAATGTAAGTTGTTCATACGTTCCACCTGGTTCTCCAAATGGATTTGTCTCTGAGAAATCGAGTATCGTATCTCCAAAATTTTCAAAATCTTCATTCTGTGCATTTGGATCATTCGGCAATTCAAGACTACTACCAGCGGTAGTAATTAAAAATGCGGCGCCAGATGTCATACCAATTAATCTTCTCTCAACAGCTGCATCACCAATACCAGATTCTTGGAAGTATCTTGGTTTTTTATCAGTAGATCTTATTTGATTTACTGTAATAGCTGCAGCAACACCGCCAGAAAAATTAACTGAAGCTAAAGTGCCATATACAAATATAGGTCTATTATCAGTGTCATATCCTAAGAACTGTTGTACTTCTTCATTTTCTATAAATGGTATACTATTACCAGAACCCAAGTTTAATGTTTGAGATGCTGCATATACATTTTCAATACCATCAATAATATCATAACCAGTATTGAACTTCTCTCCAGAATATTCGAATGTTTCGCAATGCAATTCGTATACGAAAATGTTGGCTAATTGATAGAAAGCAGCTTCGTGTTCAACGAATTTGATTTCCATAAACGTGCCAGAAAGCGGGATGTATAATAAATCTCCTTCATTAGGACGACCACCAATCATGGTAGTATTTTCTCGGCCAATAAAGTTTTCCCATCTTCTACGTGATACAACGAATGTCGCTTGATCTCGTATTTCTAAACCGAACTTAGACATGATAGTACCTTCACCGGTATATCCACCTTCGTCGATATACATTTCAATGAAGTAAGCTTGATTGAATTCAGATGCTATAGCATCATTCATTACGTTATCTAAGTTCTTAAGGTTTCTAGGGATATAGTAAATATCTTGTCCATAAATCCTTAAGGACTCTTCGATCATATCCTCATAAAGTCTTTGTTCGGATAAGACCCCGGGATTAAAGTACACATTGGTTGGCATTTAATTATCCACAGAAAAAGTCAACTGGTAATTCGTGTGTATTGCGTAGTTCTTCTTCTAATAGTCTAATATCATTCTCAGCATCATCGATATATTGACGGGCATTAATTGTAACGCCACCAGGTAATTGCATACCATCGAACTTAGCTAAGTTTGCACCCCACTGAAATTGTATTAATGCAGTAGAATATCTTTTTAACCAAAAATCATTCCAAATCTCATCGCTTATTACTCTTCCGTATGCTTCAACCATAATATATTGTCCAGCTTGAATCTTCTCACTCCACTTAGTTTCAATATATAATCTATTTCCGTGTCTTTGATATTGTACTGTTTGAACACCATTCAATAAAGCATCTAGTGTTGAAAGATACTGTTGCATCTCAACAAAGTATTGCATTGAGTCTGCTCTATATAACGCATAAAAGTCATTTAGATACATTTGATATTTCATATTAAACATATTCATGCCTGACCATGCAGAAGTCAATGGTAATATACGAGTAACTGATACTACGTCATCGCTGAGAGTCATATATCCATTAGCTATATCAATTTCACTAACTTGGTGTGGAATATAAACTCTTCGTTGTGCGTCATAATGGTAATCATAATATTTTTGAAGTGCTTCATCAATACGATCATCTAACTGATCTTCGTCAATATTGATTTCAAGCACTGGCTGACCCAATGCTCTAAGGCAATATTCTTTTAATTCTGCTCTATTGGTTGGGGTTGCCATTTAATTTCTCTTATTTTTTTAGGATGGAACGAACCATCCATGCGGTTTTTTTATGTGCAGCTAAACGATCAGCCGCATAATTTGAAATTTGATGTTCACGTACGCTTTCAGCAATATCATATAAACCTTGGTATAAAGATATCATGGCTTGAGTATCTGCTTGAAGTTTTTCAAACATTGTCATAGCATCTGGGAAATCTTCTTCATCTTTGATTAAGCTTTGTGATGCATATACTGTTAAAGATCCAGGTGCTTTTTCACCCAATTGACGAATGAATTCAGCTAATACATCTGATTGTGCAAATAAGTCTGCGTAAACGTCAGCAAAGAAGTCATGGTATTCTGAGAAGTTTTCTCCCTCTACATTCCAGTGGAACATATGGGTTTTTAAATATAACGCAAAATTAGAAGTTAAGACCTTGCGCAGTTGTTCTACAAGTTGATCCATAGTAATTTTCCTTATTAGACTAATCTATTTATAAAAAAATGGGGATCATTGAGATCCCCATTACGTGATATATTATAAGTTATCAGCTTTTATTTAAAGTCATATGCAAAAATCATAAAGCTTCTGCTATCATAATATCCATCATCACTAATCTTAGGCATATATTCTGCGCTGATCCTAGCGTTATTATTGATCTTATAATTTATAGAAGGACCTAAATAGACCTCAGTGAGATTTGTGTCATAATCATATTTGCGCACATGAGAAGATAGTCCAAGCATCCAGTTTTCATTGATAACTTTACCAATGCTGGCAGTTACTGCATATTCTTTCTTCTTTTCTGCAGGTGTTTCTCCAGAAAGGTTTGCTTCATATATAAAGTTTGTTGCCCAAATCCAATCTGTGTTACCTATACGATCACTTAATAATAGTTTAGGTTCTATGCCTTGTCTACCATTAATCATCTTGTGCTCGAAGTATAATGTTGGATTTCCCCAAATTTTACCCCAATCGGCTAGTGCATATCTAATTTCCCAACTAAAACCTCTAGTTGAAAACGTTTGATTATTTGCAGGTCCGTCATAAACTGTATGATGATATAGATCTAGTTCTAATCGATTACCTAAACCAAAAGCTAATTCATCACGCATCCTAATCATAGTTGGTCCGTCTTTTCTATCTCTAAAGTCGAACCATTTTTCATACTTTACATTGCCAGGAGGAGTCATTACGTAAGCTCTAGTACTTGGAAACATCCTAGTAGTAGTCCATATAGGTTGATTATATTCTCCAACCGTATCAAATTGACTTGTTAAATATTTTTCAGTAACTGTAACACTTGGAAGTTTTAGTGGCTTTTCATCTTGAATTTTCTCAGTCGGTGTTTCTAATTTATTTTGTGCAAATACTGGAAAACTGCATAGCACAAAATATATTGCTATGAATATATTTTTCATTTTATTTCCCGTTGTTTGATAAGAGGGGTTGGTCGACAACCCCTCTGTAACACTCTATTTTTTATAACACGAACGTGATTACTCCAGCAGTTACTAAAAGTAAACCACCCCATGTGCCTAATGCTTTATAATATGTCGTTAATGGTGTATCAAAATACTTATGACCTACCATTACGCATTTATGAGTTGGACTTAATAAGTATGCTGCAAAGTCTACTGCAAAGAACCATAAGAAATACTCAATTCCAAAAACTTGAGCCATTAATACAGCTATTGCTACAAACTTGCCACTACTACCCATTAAAAAACTGGCTATAAAACCAATAGCGCTAATCATCAGCATACCAACAAAAGTTGTAGGATCTAATCCACTTCCTTTTATTAGTGCTTCAAAATCGCCGCCATGAGATTTCATATAGTTACCTAATATGATAACTGCGCCAACTACTAATAACACGTCCCATCGAATATAATTTAATAACTTCTTAAAGTTCCATTCTTGGGTAATTAACATATAATATAAAGTCAAGAAACCAAAACAACCAATCATCCATTCAGAGTTATAAATGTAAAAGCCAATGGCTATAAACATAGGAATAACATTGCGTAAGACGGCTGATAATTTAAAATTTCCTGGGGCGATTGCAATTTGATCTTCGTGTACTTGATACCAAATATACCAAGTAATGAATGCCAAACTAACAACCAATAGAGGCGCGATAAGGCCTAACCATGCTGTATAAGACAAACCAAATGCTGCGATAGGCAAGATAACTGTCTTTTCTATCGGAGACCACAAATAATAGTGATGCGTCGCTAGATAATCAACGATGCCTAATTTTTGTCGGCCAGGTCCATCTTTAGGTGCTACTGTATCAAGCAAACCTGCAGACACAGTAACTCTACCTTCAATTGGTAATATACCACCAATCGCGCTCAAGAGTACAACAACAAACTTATTACTTCTGAATGTGTTTCTTACATATGCGAAAGCTGGGGCGAAGAGCTGATGCTCTTTTGCTAGTCCAGCAGTGATCATGATGAAGAATATCATCCAGAGGTATGATATGTTCTTTAATAGAACATTTAGGACGAAGTCCATAATTCACCTCTTAAACTAAGTTTTTAACAATGACCATCACGCTAATCCAAGTCCAAACACTATTGAATGCAACTAAGGTAGGTAATAGTTTCTTATTACTTGCCCAAATCAAAGTAAGACTTGTACAAAGTGTTAAGAAATATAACCACCAAATTTGAATCCCAAAGATTAAACCTGGGACAATGATGATCGCTTTTGTGGCCCAACTAAGAGCCTCTACTATGTTATAATTAGTCCAATACTTTCGCGTGAACCACATTCCATAGCAGTCTTTTATAGCCTTAAACCCAGTGTGCCTATAGACTATAAAAAGTAAAGCGCACGTTATAAAACATGCGACTAATATTTGGTATGTTTGCATTATTTAAACCA